TTATAGACCATGACTGACAATAGGCTCCCTTTAGAACGGTGGCCAGAGAAGACAAGAAAGCTTCCCTATGGTAAGATTGGGTATGGCTACAAGATAGACCCTGAAGACCCCTTCCATATCATCCCTGACATAGATCAAATTGCTATCCTTGAACAAGCCTTCGACTATATCGATGCTGGTAGTTCATGGAGAGAAGTTGGGGAATGGGTATCACAGAAGCTTCTTTGTTCTATTGTCCATCAAACGATATCTAACCTCTACAAGATACACCGTAGGCCATTCCTCAACAGGAAGACCAAGCGTCGTACCCACAAGTCTCCCTCTAAGGAAACTAGGGAACTGGTGGGTGCCAAGGTATCAGCTAGGCTTGCGGCTAAGAGGGTTAAAGAACTCGAAGCTAAAAACAAACAACTCAAGGCGGAAGACTTTCCAGAGCCGCCAGTCCCTACTGAAGAACGTAGGGGCAATCCAGTATTAAAAGACCCTTCTTTGTTCTCTAAAGAGAAACCGAAGCCGCCAGTCCCTACAGAGGTTTCCTTTGTATTTAAGCCAAATCCCGGCCCACAGACTGATTTCTTGGCTGCTTCAGAGGAAGAGGTTTTGTATGGGGGTTCGGCCGGTGGAGGTAAATCCTTTGCTATGTTGGCTGACCCTATGAGATACTTTTCTGAACCCAACTTCGTTGGTCTGCTCCTTCGCAGAACAAACGACGAGCTTAGAGAGCTTAAGTGGGAATCTCAGAAGATGTATCCCAAAGCATTCCCCGGTGCCAAGTGGAAGGAAAAGGACTCTATGTGGGTCTTCCCTTCGGGTGCCAAGTTCTGGATCACCTACCTTGATCGTGATGATGACGTCATGCGCTATCAGGGACAGGCATTCACATGGATTGGGATGGATGAGTTAACTCAGTACCCTACATCTTTTGCTTATACATACTTGAAGTCTCGTCTTCGTGTTACTGACCCTAGTCTTAAGAAGGCTCTTGGTGGTGCCACTGGATACATGAGAGCAACTACTAACCCCGGTGGTCCCGGCCATCATTGGGTTAAGAAGATGTTCATTGATCCTGAGGTTCCTAACAAGTCTTTTTGGGCTACGGATATAGAAACTGGTGAAGTACTTAAATACCCCACCGATCACGAAGATCCAAGTAAAGCTGGTAAGCCACTATTCAAACGCAGGTTCATCCCTGCTAAACTTAGAGACAACCCCTACCTACATGCTGACGGTGCATACGAACGCTCTCTTCATGGTCTTCCTGAAGATCAGAGACGTAAGCTCCTAGAAGGCGATTGGTCAATCGTTGAAGGAGCAGCTTTTGCCGACTTTAATCCAAAGTATCATGTATGCAAACCATTTGATATCCCTCCTACTTGGCGTCGTTTTCGAAGTGCTGACTATGGTTTTTCTAGTCCAGCTTGTGTACTTTGGTTTGCTATTGATCCCTCTTTTGATACGCTATATGTGTACCGGGAGCTTTACGGATCGGGAATGACCGGTAGGGATTTGGCCCACAAAGTACTCAGCCTAGAGTCTGATGAGTCTATATCTTATGGTATGCTCGACTCTTCTGTTTGGCATGACCGTGGTCACTATGGCCCATCGATTGCTGAAGAGATGATCGCAGAAGGCTGTAGGTGGCGTCCGTCAGATCGTAGTAAGGGTTCCCGCACAGCGGGTAAGAACCGGCTCCACGAGCTTATGAAGATCACTGAGACTGCATTGGGAGAGAAGCTAACTGGTATCAAGTTCTTTGATAACTGTCGCCAGATCATTGCTGACCTTCCAGCTATCCCCTCACATCCAGATGGTATTGAAGATATCGATGATAGGTATCCTTCAGACCACTCTTATGACGCCCTACGGTATGGGATTATGTCACGTCCAAGAGCCTCAAGTCCTTTGGATTGGGGCACCAAACCTCATGGCAAATATATACCCTCGGATTCTGTCTTCGGGTATTAAGAATAAGGATAACGAATTTGCAAGCTACTAGGGCAACCCGTAAGGAAAAGCGTAGGTCTAATGCTAAGAACGTTCAGCCGGTTCCACAGCCGCAGAAAGAGATTAGCCTCAGACTAGTAGACATTAAACCCAAGACTGACAATCAATCGATTGCTTTCCGAGCTTGGGGTTCTGGTCAACATGAATTTCTTCACGGGTTGCCCGGCACAGGGAAATCCCTTGTAGCCCTGTACCTTGCACTTCGTTCCGTCCTAGAAGAAAAGAAACATGAGAAGGTAGTTATTGTACGTTCTTCTGTTCCAACTCGTGACATTGGCTTTATGCCCGGATCAGCCGCTGACAAGATGAAGCATTACGAGGCTCCCTACGCGGGACTCTGCACTACCCTTTTTGGGCGTGGTGATGCATATGAGATCTTGAAGAAGAAGGGTGTCATTGAGTTTATGCCGACTAGCTTTATCCGTGGTATTACTGTGGATGATGCAGTCATTATTGTCGAAGAAGCTCAGAATATGGCTTATCAGGAAATACGTTCTGTCATCACTCGCTTGGGTGATAACTCTAGGTTCATCATTAATGGTGACTTGGAACAGGATGACCTTTCCTCTGAACGCTATAAGGAAGAGACTGGTCTCAAGAAGCTTATGGATATTATGAAGAAGATTCCAACCGTAACTCACATTGAGTTTGGTATTGATGACATCGTTCGTAGTGACTTCATTAAGCAGTTTATCATTGCGGAGTATGGTCTATGAAAGTAAAGGGTCGCAGACAATCGACTAACGTAACAACTGCTACCCCTAAGGATTACGCTCAGGGGGAACAGAATTGGAAGGGTGCTTCTAACCGTACCCTCCGTTCGCAGAACCCAATCAGTGCATACCCTATCGATCCTAGTAATCGTACAGGCGCTCTCGAAATTGATGATGGCTCTAACGACCATCCCTTCCTCCAACACTTCCAAAAGGACAACTAATATGGCTGGTGATTTTATTTCCTACAAGGACAAGCGTAGCGGTGCTGTCACCCTCACGAAACGTGGCGGTAAGTACGACGACGGTTCTGATCCTAATTACCCCGGCGAACTTGGTGACGAGTTCCGTGGCATCGGTGGCTCTGCTTCGGCTGAGACTATTGCCAAGGATGGTAAAGAGAAGGGTCAGAAGGAAGCTGAAGATACTGCTCGCGTCACTCGTGGTATGTCCGCAAAGGCGAAGGCTAACAACGCATCTATGGACCCCGCTGGCTCTTGCACTGGCAAGGGTTCGGACCATGAGTTCTTCAAGCATACCATTACGAATAAGTAAGGATACCAAGTATGGATGATAATGTCGTTTCTTTCCCCGGTGCAACAATCATTGCTGCCCCTGTCGAAGAGGAAGTTAAGAAGTTTACTGCAAAGGATATTCTTTCTGATCTAGAAGATTTGGAATTTAACGACATTATGATTATTGGGAGATTGGATGGTGGAGCCTTGTACTTCGCCACCTCTTCCGGTGATCCTGCTAAGATACTGCTAGACCTTGAGTCTACCAAATACATTGTCATGGACGCTGTAATGTCCGAAGAATATGAGGATTAAGATTTATGGCTTCATTTATGGATGAGATGCCGACGACACCTACGACTAATGATCTATCTTTAGAGACTTCTTCTGATGGTTCTTCGGCTGCTGCTGTACCTGAAGTCGGTGAAGCTAACGCAGATGATCGAAAGTATTCTAGGCTCGCGGAAACAATCAACGAAGAATTCAATCGGTCTGAACGAAAGAAGATGGTGGACGAAGAGCGTTGGCTCGAATGCTACAGGAACTATCGTGGTATCTATGGACCAACAACTCAATTCACTAGCTCTGAGAAATCTAGGGCTTTCATTAAGATTACCAAGACTAAGGTTCAGGCTGCTGTTGCACAGATTGTTGATGTTCTCTTTGCAGGTAATTCATTCCCCATTGGTGTGGAGTCTCTTAGTGAACCGGTAGGCGTAGAGGGTACAGTTAACGTATCTCAGTCTCAGGCTGCTAGTCCTGACCCTAAGCCATCCTCGCAGATGGACCCACACATCGCTAAACTCTTTGGTCCCAAGAAGGACTTGCTTAAGCCTGTAGAAGATCAGGTAAAATCTGGCCCCGGTTTGATGCCGGGAGACTTGACCTTTGAACCTGCTAAGGATGCAGCTAAGAAGATGAACCGAGTTATTCAGGACCAGCTTGAAGAGGCTGATGCTTCTGCTTCGCTCCGTTCGGTAGTCTTCGAAATGTCTCTCTTCGGTACTGGTATCTACAAGGGTCCGTTCGCTATCGATAAGGAATATCCTCGTTGGAGTGAAGACGGTGCTTATGCTCCTGAAGTTCGTACTATCCCACATGTGGAGTACGTATCGATTTGGGATTGCTACCCTGATGCAGATGCCCGTTCTATGGCTGAAGCAGAGAAGTTTATCCAGAGGCATCGCCTGTCACGTACAGACCTTCGTGCCCTTAAGAAGCGTCCCTACTTCCGTGGTAAGAGTATCGAAGCCCTCATTTCTGATGGCCCGAACTACCAGTTGAAGTATTGGGAGTCTGCTCTACAGGATCACACTCAGGCTGATTTCTCCAACCATGAACGTTGGGAAGTCCTAGAGTATTGGGGTATCATGGATGCTCAGATTGCTAAAGAAGCAAACATTAAAATTCCAAAGCAATTCAAGGGTCACGATCAAATCCAAATTAACGCTTGGGTATCCGATGGTCACATCCTCCGGTTGGTCTTCAACCCGTTCAATCCTGCACGTATTCCCTATAACGTCGCGCCTTATGAAATCACCCCTTACTCCTTCTTTGGTGTAGGTGTTGCAGAAAACATGCTTGACACTCAGTTGCTCATGAATGGCTTTATGCGATTGGCAGTAGATAATGCTGCTCTTAGCTCTAACATCATTCTTGAAGTAAACGAAGACATGCTAACCCCCGGACAGAATATGGAACTTTACCCCGGTAAAATCTTCCGTCGCTCTGGTGGTCAACCCGGAATGGCAATCAATGATATCCATATTAATGATGTATCTCAGTCTGCTCTGTCTCTTTTTGACAAGGCTCGTCAGCTATCTGATGAAGCTACTGGTATGCCTTCTTACGCTCATGGTAGTAACGCTCCCGGTCTCGGTGCTGGGCGAACTGCTAGCGGTATGTCTATGCTCATGGGTGCTGCTGCTCAGAACATTAAAGCAGTGGTTCGAAACATTGACGACTATCTTCTCGCGCCGCTAGGCAAAGCTCTCTTCGCATTCAACATGCAGTTCAACTTCGATAAGGATTACATCGGAGACTTGGGTGTTGTAGCTAAGGGTACTGAGTCTCTGATGCGGAATGAAATCCGTAGTCAGCGTCTCCTACAGCTTGCTCAGTTTGCTGCTCCTAACCCAAGCATGGCTCCATTCATCAAGTGGGATTACATCCTACGTGAGTATGCTAGCTCGCTTGATCTGGACGAAGACAAGGTTGTTAACGATCCTCGTGCCGCAGGTATACAGGCTCTTCAGATGAAGATGATGCAACAGCTACAGGGTATTCAACCTGCTGGTGCTCCTGAAGGTGGTGCCCCTCCGGGTGGTCAAGGTGCTCCGGCTCCTAGTGATCCTACCGGTAATGGTGGTGGTAACATCGCTCCGGGCAACGCTCCTGAACCCGGTGGTGCAGGTTTCTCAGCTAATGGTAACGCAGGTACAGCCGCTCAATGATAAAACAAGAAGCAGAAAAACTATACTTCCTCGTCAACGACAAGACAAGTATGGACGCTTTGCAGTCTTACGCCAATCATCGTATCGAGGTTCTGAAGGAGTTCTTAACAGCTTCTTTGGACCTCAACGATATCCGTAAAGCTCAGGGTGCTATTGAAGAACTCAAACGAATGAGACACCTACGAGATGAAGTAAACAACCCTAAGGATTAAGACATGGCTACAGCACTTCGCTACTACTCTCCTAGCACGGGGTCAGCCCCACAATATTATGACCTTAAGACTGGCAATCAAATCCCTTACGCAGATGTAAAGTATTATGAGATTGCTGATAAGCAGGATGTAGACGAAGGGCGAGTTCAGCTTCCCCCTGAAGAGGCTAAGAAGTATGATGAACTAATCAGGAGTGACGGTGGTCAACATCAGGCTCCTGACAGTTCTACTGCTGGTCCTCGTAGCATGTCTAACAACTACGGTTATGCAGAGAAGCCGGGATTTGTATCACTAGCTGGTATGGCTCCCGGTCCTCTCGGAATGGTTGGTAAAGCTGCTAACGTAGCTTGGAATGCTAACAACCGACAGGCTGTTCAGGAAGCTCGTAAAACTCTCGGCATGGAAGACAAAGCTAACCTCGGTGGCTTTCTTAGTGATAACCAAGGTCTCGTAGGATACACAAACCAAGGCGTAGGCACAGACCATCAGGAAACTACTCCGGTAGCTTTCGGTGGTGTTGCCCCTAACGGCCTTACTGCATTGACCCCTGATGAAGCTCGTACCCGTTCGTTGGTGAACCCCGGTACGATGAAGGAAGCCACTAGTGCTGAAGTTGCTGATGAACAAAGCAATGCTAAAGCACAGGGTTACAGCAAGCCTACAGGGATGTTCTCTCATCTAGCTGGTAATATCTTCGGTGCTCACTACGATCCCTCTGCTGCCCCTACTGCTGCCAATATGAAGGCACATACATTCGACCCTGTTGGTGAAGCTGTCGCTGCTGCTAATCCTAATGATGACTCCAATGACGATGACGTATCTGAACAGGGTGATCTTGGCGTAGCTGATTACAATGACGTTTCCCACACTATGGATGTCGGTATTGCCAATGGCCTTACTGGTATGCAGGTTAACAAGGGTGTCGATGTTGACGGTGAAACTGATCGTACGAAGGGTATCATGAGTGCAATGCAAGGACTCTCCGATGACACTATCGGTGGTCTTAACGTTACCTCTGGTAAACGTAGTGCTGAACATAACGCTGCTGTCGGCGGTGCTAAACAATCCCAACATCTCCATGGTAACGCATTCGATGTATCTACCAAGGGTATGACTGATGAACAGAAGTCTCAGGCTGTTGCCAATGGCATCATGTCTGGTGCTGGTGAAGTCGGTACTTACGGTGACGGATCGTTGCACTTCGGTACTGAACATCGCGCTAGAGATAACACTGGTCTTGGCTTCTCAGCTATGTACGATCGGTCTACCTACAATCTAGCTAAGGCTCCCGGTTGGTTTACCGCTGGTATTAATGACGTTGGTAAGTACGCTGGTATCCCTGCTCCTACCCCTCGTCCAGATTTCAACCCAATGCAGAATGCAGTCGATACGGCACCTCAAGCTCAGCAGTCTCTTGCTGTAGCTGTTAGCCGTCCTGCTCCTGTGTCAGTTAACACTGGCTTGGGTTTCTCTTCTGCACCTAGTGCGGCTGATACCTCTGCTGATGCTTCTAGCATTGGTGGTCTTGGTAACAGTGGCCCTTCGTCTGAGAAGAGTGACTCCAAGTCTGACTCCGACTCAAGTCACGGTGGCTACGGCTACGGTGGCGGTTTCTCATCTAGTCCTTCGTCCGGTGGTGCTTCCCTTGGTGGTGGTGCAAGTCTCGGAGGTTCCTCCCTTGGAGGTTCCGGTGGAGGAAAAAGTAATTCCGCTAATAGCTCTTCGAAGTCGGAAAGCTCTGGTGGATACAGTGGTTCACGCTCTGACGGCTGGACCTAAATTGTGGAAGGCTACCCATAACCTCGCAATAACGCGACTACTTGTGGCCCCAAAGGAGAAAATATTTGACACGTTATCGTAACGCTCGCAATGAAGCAGACACTAAGGAACTTGAAGAAATTGAACGGGAAGATAAGGTTCTACAGGAACCTGCTAAAACCGTTGAAGAAGAAACTTGGAAGAAGCGATATGGCGACCAACGCCGGTATCTAGATCAGGTCAAAAATGAAACGAAGACCAAGGTCGATGAACTGGAACGAAAGCTTGACTTAGCCCTCCGTGGGCAGATCAAGGCTCCGAAGTCTAGCGAAGATGTAGATGCTTGGATGACTCAGTATCCTGAGTTTGCAGGTATTCTAGAAACTATCGTACAGTCTCGGATTAAGGAAGCTACCTCCACGACTAAAGAAAAGCTTGCTCGGATCGAAGAGAAGAGCGCAGAGCTAGAAAAGAAAGAGGCAATCCTTGCACTTAAGAAGCTGCATCCAGATTTGGATAAGCTAACTAATAGTGAGGATTTCCACGAATGGCTTAAAACCCAATCGAAGACTTCTCAGGATGCAATTTATGGCCGTCTCGATGTAGACGATGCTGACTTTGTTATCTCGAAATACAAAAATCGGAAGAAGCTCGTTGATGACGACGACACCTTCTCCGAACGTGATGCTGCTCGTCAGGTCCGCAAGAGCGCGATTGTTGACGAACCAGATGGTGACATTGGTGAGTATGAATTCACTGAGTCCCAGATTGAACGTGAGAGTAAGAAGAATCGTAATTGGTACTCGAAGAACGAGGACAAGATTATGTCTGCTCTCCAACGGGGCAAAGTACTGTTTGATGTCAGCGGGGGCGCTCGCTAATCCTACGGGAAAGCCTAACATAGATACTAATAAAACATGTAGACCACCCATACTACATAGCCTCTCCGGCAGCGTACTCGCAATATGACTGCCGGAGGATACCTATACTGAATGGCCTCTCTAGTTTGTTGATCTATTCTTTTCACTTTAAAGAAACAAATCAATATATTCTAGGAGAATTAAAATGGCATTTACTAGTGCAGCCGGTTACGGCAACCTTCCTAACGGCAAATTTTCGCCGGTTATCTACTCGCAGAAAGTACAGAAGCAGTTCCGTAAGACCTCGGTCGTACAGGACATCACGAATTCTGACTACTTCGGCGAAATTTCTGCATACGGTGATTCGGTTCAGATTATCAAAGAACCCGAAATCGCTATCACGAAGTACGCACGTGGCACTCAGCTTACGTCGCAGGACCTCGAAGATCAGGACTTCACGCTTCTGGTTGACCGTTCGAATGCTTTCCAGTTTCAGGTCGATGACATTGAAAAGAAGCAGTCGCATGTTAACTGGATGGACATGGCTACGGATCGTGCTGGCTACAAGCTTTCGCAGGAATACGATAGTGACGTCCTTGGCTACCTGACGGGTTACGAACTCATCAACGGTGTTTGGACTGCTCGCTCGGCTCCGGTCGGTACGAAGTCTGAAGCCTCGTCTGATGTTGACGAACTCTTCGCTATCCATAAGCTTACCCATGGTTCGTTCGCTACGGGCGGTACTGCTGGCAACTCGATTGCTGTTGGTGTTGCTGGTACGTACGACGCTACTCCGCTTCAGATTCTTAACCGCTTCAACCGCTTGCTGGATCAGCAGAACGTTGAAAAGGAAGGTCGTTGGGTTGTAGTTGATCCGGTATTCATGGAAATCCTGATGGACGAAAATTCGAAGTTTGTTAACGCAGACTGGAATTCTGATGAGTCGCTTACCAATGGTAAGATCAGCTCTTCGAAGATTCGTGGCTTCCGCGTTTACTCTTCGAACAACCTTGCCTACGTTGGCAATGGTCCGGGCACGACTGCTACGGCTGGTTCTTCGACGGACTACGGCTTCATCGTTGCTGGTCATGACTCTGCTGTTGCTACCGCAGAACAGATCAACAAGACGGAAAGCTTCCGTTCGCCGTTCGGCTTCAGCGACATCGTTCGTGGTATGCATATGTATGGTCGTAAGATCCTGCGTCCGCAGGGCCTCCTTCGTGCTGCTTACAACAAAGCTTCGTAATCTAGAACTTTAGGAGATATAAATTATGGCTACTATTACTCTCGCTCAGGCTGCTGGCCCTGCTGGTACTTTTGTACGCGGCATGGACAACGCTAAGCTTCCGACCGTAATCTGGAA